TTATTTTGAAGCCAAACGCATGTACGAATTGGTTTCTGGTTCACTGAACCTATCGAAGTTCAAGATGTCTGCCGCGCCCTGTAAATGGCTCGGCATGAACCTGGCATAGGTCTTGTACGTGATGGCCGTGTTGGAGTGTCCGAGGAACTGCGACACCATCTCAATCGGGTGTCCTGCAGAGAGTAGGCGAACAGCAACCGTGTGCCTGATCTGGTGGATGTTTACTGCGTCCAGTTTCGCTCGCTTCAGGGCGCTGCGATATCCGGTTTTGATCGAATGGACCCGCTTGCCGGACCATTCCACGACGTGGCTGGTGAGGCGCGCGGGATAGGCCGTCTGCAGGGCTGCGCGGGCCATTTGGTTCATGGGAACCACGGCTCGGCCTTTTCGGGTGACGCCGTCTGGGAGCCGCAGATCAATCACGCCGCGCTCCATATCAACCCTGTCCCAAGTCAGATCTAGAATCGCGCTGACCCGTGCGCCGGTCGCCAAAAGCAGAATCACGGCCAGTTTGATGTGAGGCGAATTACATCCCTCGATCAGAGCACGCATCTGCGCATCGGTCATGGGCCTAACATCGCTGTCCGGTTTCGGGGGCATTTCTATGTGAGGTGCGAATGGGATCAGCCGTGTTTTCACAGCCCACCGCAGGGCACTCCGAAGATGCCCGAGTTCGGTATGGACGGTCCCGAGCTTTCGGCCCGATGAAACCCTTTCATGCCGATATCCTCGGCAGTCGTCGGTTGTGATTTGTTCTGGGTGGAATAGTCCAAATGTCGCCAGAACCGGCTTACCCGTTTGGCGCATTGTTCGGGCGGTGGGCTTGTCGCCCAAGTGCTCGACATAGGCCCACCAAATTGCCGCAACAGTGAGACCTTTCGGCCCGCCTGTTTCTTTCAGGTAGCGCGCACGGGCTTCTGGTTCTGCTTCCGCTCTGGTGCGTGCCTCAAGCTGATAACGCCGTCGTCTTCCTGATGGATCTGTCCAATAGACGCAGAATCCACCGCGCAGTCGTCCAATGTTGATTTGCATCGTTCATGCTCCATGACTTCGATGTACGGGATCCGAAACATGCGCCCGACTCGGAAGCCCCGTAAATCCCCGCGCTTCACCATTTGCCGGATCGTCTCAGAGGAGCAATGCCAGCGGCGCGCCAGGGTATCTGGTGTAAATGGCAGGTTTTCAGACATCACGAGAGCGCTCCTTCTCCTGTTGTGGCAGCAATTTCCATGCAGTTCTCCCGCACCAGCGCCTCGGCCAATTGTGGGCATACACTGTTGCCGCACATGCGGATTTGTTCGGTTTTAGTCAGGCACCGACCATCCGCGCCGCGTTCGATGATGTAGCTGTCGGGGAAGCCTTGGGCGCGGAACAGTTCGCGCGGTGTCAACATGCGCATTCCGATATTTACGATGGCAAAGGTCTGACCGTTGATCGTGACCGTCACCAGCCCAAACCGATCCCGCGACGTAACCTTGTGCATCGGTGCGTCCGCGCCACACGCAGGCAGGCCAGCATTACCCATCATCTGGCAGTGAGCCGTGGTTAACACCGTTATGCTCCACACCGTCGAGTAGGCGAAGCCTTTGGTTGGGTGGGTGTCATACATGGGCAAGCTTCACCTTCCACTCCAAGAGGTCGCGGTGGACAGCGACAAAAGGCCAGTCTGAGCCGCTTAGGTTTGCGCGAATGCGAAGCGTCTCAGCCTGATGTAGAAAGCCGATCCACGCCCAATTGACATCCGTGGTCGTGCCCCGCCCGGACATATGTAGCAACTCGCCCGTCTGCATATTGCGGAGGCGCACCTTGTCTCGTGCCAAAAGGTTCTGGATTGCACGGAGCTTAGGGTCAGCAAACTGCGTGGGCATAGCTAGCAACCTCGCTTGCGCCATTTGGCGCAAATCACGGACATCCCGCCGTCGTCGTCTTCGATCACGACGGCAATTCCGATGCAGTCTGGGCAATTGCCTTCATCGACAAGTTGAGGCGCACGCGCGAGGAGCTCGTGACCGCAATCATCAGAAGTTTTGGGTTCGCGCCAGCTGATCATTAGTTCATCCCCAGCGCTTCTTTATAAAGTTGCAGAACGGCTTCTTCTTCGGCGACCTCCTGCGGGTCTTTCTTGCGAAGGGCGATCAGCTTGCGCAGCACCTTGGTGTCGTAGCCACGCCCTTTGGCCTCGGCGAAGACTTCTTTCTGCTGATCGGCGATGTCCTTCTTTTCTGCGTCCAGGCGCTCGATCCGCTCGACAAAGGCGCGCAACTCCCCCGCTGTGACGCGGTATGAGCTGTCGGCGGCAGCATCAAAGTCGGGGTCCGGCTTAAGCGGCGGCTTGCCCTGCTTTCGGCGCAGCTCGTCCGTTGCGGCTTTCATCGCTTCGACCGTCGTATTGATGGAGGTTTCGCCCGCCTGAAGGGTCACAGTGTTGCTGCTCATTCGGACATCGCCTGTCGGGCTGTCCGTGCGATGGTGTCGCGCAGAGTATCGAGTTCGATGAACGCATCCGCCTGACGGCGCAATTCGTCGGATACCATCGGCGTGGCCGTCCGCAGGCTGGATATCAGCGTGATGCCGATCCCAAGATCCTGCAGGTAGTGAAGGAGGGGCAGAAAGTCGCGATTTCCGGTGCACAAAACAGCGTGACGGATCGCCGGGGCCAGTTTCATGGCGCTCACGGCAAGCTGAATGTCGGCACTCCCTCGGAGACGCCGGTTGCCGTCGTCATCCTCAAAAACGCGCGCGGGCGTCGTCGCAACGTGCCAGCCATTGTACTGCATCCAGTCCAGCAGCGGACGGATCGCGATATGGTCGTCGCCCTCGGCCATCTGTGTGAAATAGGAGGCGCGTAGCAGGCGGCCCTTCGCGCGCAAGGTTTCCAGCAGCCGTTTATAGTCGACGTCGAAATGAAGCGCGCGGGCGGTGTGGTGAAAGTTCGGGCCGTCGACAAACACCGCGAAAGGATCGTTCGGAAGAAGCATTGGTGGGGTCCAGTTCTATCGAGGTTGCGCTATGCGCCCGGCCCAAGCGTCGAAATCGGTGCGCATGGCCTGGAACGTCGCGACGGCGGTTGGATTGGAGTTGAGCGAGCGTCGGCTTTCGACGCCGCAGGTCCGGCGGATGTATTCGGCTGCTGCTGTGGCAGAGACCTCGACGTCGCGGCTGCGGGTCAACCCGAGCCGCACGGCGACAAACCGACGAAACTGGCGGTCATTGGGGAGCATCCCGGCCTGCTGAGACGCTGGAAGGCTATCAAAGCTGCGCACGGTGGCAGTGTTCACTTTCACGGTGGAGATGCCCATCAACCGCACTCCGCTTCAAACTGGCGGCGCAGGCCGTAGTCGCGCTTGATCCGATCCAATCGCTCGATGTCTGCACCGATGGGGCGAAGATCCAACTGGATACGCAGAACAGTCACGTTGTGCAGATCATGCTGAGAGGCCAGCGCACAGCGTGCGAGCGTCTGGATATCCGCTTGCAGATTACCGCCGTTTAAGAGGACGACTTTCGTCTCCGTGACGCCGTGCAATGTTGTGAAGGTGATCAACCACGATTGGTCGGGAAAGAGGTTTCGCGGGGCACAGGGTTTCCGGATCATGCTGCACCTGCCTGCGCTGCGTGTCCCAGCACCCGTTTGGCGAGACGCTTCCAATTTCCGATGGCCTCTTCCTCCGTGCCGCCAACCGCTGACACGTCATGGAGGTGCAATTCCCACAAATGGCTGTGTTCGCCGTTTGGCTGTGTGAAGGTGCCACAGCTTTCGATGACCTCGTTGCAGATCGCATCGAACTGGCCGGGTGCGCTGAGGTGATCCAGATTTGCCAGAAAGACGGGCAAGCGTTCGTGCATTCCGTTCATGCCGCGACCTCCCGCATCGAAATCAGGATTTCGGTTGCAGCGGTGCGATCACCGGGGTTCTTGGAATGGCGCAGGATATCACTGCATGCGGAAATGAGCGTGTCGTCGCGGACCGGTTGGCGCGACCGGATGATCTGATTGGCGCGGCGCAGGACGTCTTCGACATGCTTTGCGCGTGAGCGACGGCTTTGCTCCTCCCGCGCGGCGTCCCGCATACGATACTTCAGAAGCTCGGCGCTGATTTCCGGCAGAGCGGTGCCCAAAAGCGAGAGCGTCTCTGGGTCAAAGTTTCCACATTGGGCGGCGAAGTCAGGGGACGCCCACTTGGCCAGCATTTCGTCGCTGATCAGGGGTTTGGGGGTAATCGCGGTCAAGGCAGCCTCCATCGGTTTGATGGAGGTAAATGTGATGGGGGTAAATCCCCATGTCAACATAAAAGGGGGATTTTTCCCCATTTATTGGGGGTGGTGTGATTTATGCTGTATTCAATCTAAGCCAAAACCCCCACACTCGGTGGGGATTAACACGGACCTTGATCAGATATAATTTCTCCAGTGATGCTCCGAGACGATAGATATCGGTATTCCCTGACTTCGCCATTCCGCAGCCTGGATGATCTTGTTTCCGAACGAAGACTGTTTCCATGACGCAGTGGCATATTCTCCAATTACGAGGACGTTGGTCTTCTGTGCAAGGCTCCCTGTAGTGGCACCGTACTTCTGCACCGCTCTCTCGCATTCGGATCGCTTTCCAAAGGTGAAAGTACCTGTAAAACAATACCGTTGACCTTCAAAATCCAAGTTTGGCGCTGGGTCACACAGAGGAAGCGTTGTTGACTTGAATATCTCACCAGTCTCGAAATCGTTGGCTGACAGCGTGATGAGCGTATCTGTCAGGTCGCCACGTTCTTCTTCGTCAACAAATCCATCTGCATAGATATCGCGTATGCGTTCGAGCAGTTGGCCAATCATTGGGTTTGCGTGCGCTGCGTCGCTTGCAACGAGCCATTTGTGTAGAAACTCAATCTCCATATCGTTTAGTTCATTGTCGGCGACTAGTCCTCTCGCTAATCCGATAAGCTCAGTCATTTGCCTATCTGAGATCGCTTTTCCCGAAAACCTGCCGTTCCGCGCCATATCCTCTCTATCCATATCAATCATCCTACTGTTACTGCGAATTCACGTCCTAAATGCATCTTTATTGGTGCGGCCCATTTAAGCGCCATGTCGTATATCGGTGGTGTATCTGCGTGAAATGAGATTAGGTCGAAAAGCCCATCGGGCTGACCGCTGCGGCGGCGGATGAGTTTGACCCAGACCATGCCATTGGCGTCTTCAGTGACGCATCGTTTGCCTATCGCTTCTGTTGGAACACCAAGGGTATCACGGCTATAGAATAGTATATCCCCGTCTTCGTACGCGGGTTCCATGGAATTACCCTCAATCTCTACTGCAACGACACCATTTGGTGAGATTTGGGGTGGGCACGCGATACGGTAGAGGCCGCCACCTTTTGGGTAAGCATCGCAAAGCTCGACCTCTGCGCCAGCGCCAACTTTTCCGGCAACAGCGATGCTGGGTAGCGGTTCGTCATTGCGATGATAATGCCCATTCATACCGATGCGAATTATTTCATCTACAGAGCGGCCAATAGCTTGTGCAATTGAGTAGGCGTTCGAAACCTTTGGTGCGGAATTATTTCGAATAAGATCCCGAATTCCAGACTCGCCCATGCCAGCGGCCAAAGAGGTCGGCTTCATCTTTCGCCCCTCAGTTTCCATGATCATTTTGAGACCGCGCACGAATTCATTGAGCTGTTCATTTTCCATATGGGGATTTTGCCCCATCCAAGTAAGCCGTTCTATCGGGAAGTTTCCCTTGCATAAGTGGGGTAGTTTCCCCATATTGCGTCGCATGGAACAGTTCATCTCAGAAATTAGAGCTTTCTCGTCTCGGGCAGAGCGGTCGCCCCAGTCGGTGTTGCGCGCCGCAATTAATGCGAAATGGTCGACATGGGACGCGTGGGTTGATGGCAGTTCAAGCCCAACAATGGCAGTTGCAGATCGTGTGCGTAGCTACATGGCGGAGAATGAGCCGATGCGGGAAGTCGTCTGATGTCTTGCAGTCCGAAATCAATAACATGCGGGTGTTCTGTCACCCAAATAGGGGTTTGCACAGGAAACGAGGTTGCAGATGCCTGATTTCCGCAAAATCGTCCGTGCGAATATGAAGTCCCTCGTCGGTTGGTTTGGCTGCTATGACGCGGTGGCGGAAACCATCAACGCGCGCTGGGGTGACGGGGCCAGCAAGGGCACCGTGAGCAAGAAAGTCACCGGTATTCTGGATTGGACCGTGGCCGATGTGATCGCGCTCGAGGACGCCTCGAACCGCTATCCCGTGACCCGGCTGCTGGCCCGCCGCCTTGAGGATCGGCCCGCCGTTCAAGGCGGAAGCCTGTTAATGGACGGCAGCAGCATCGCCAAGGAAAGCGGAGAAGCCATCGCGGCCATCCTCGCCGCTGAACAAAGCAGCGGCGCGCACGAACGGGCGCAGGCGATCACGGAGATTGACGAAGCCATGCATGCGCTCCGTCAGGCCCGCACCCGGCTTGAATCGACCGGATCTGCGGAGGCGCATTCATGACCGCCGCGTCCACTCGCCGTTTCCCACGCGAACCAAATTGGGGGTGGTTGACGGCTACGTTTGTCGACGAAGGGGTGTTGCATGTTGAGCAGTCTTTGTCCGAGACGGCGATGCAGATCGGCTCGCGATTGGCCTATCTGGCGACGCCTTACACGCGCCTTGTGGTGGATGTTCGCGGCCAATTTGATCGCTACAAATCCTTGGACGTGGAACTGCGCACAGCGCGGTGGTCGCGGGCATTCGCGCTGCAGGGCGTGACGGTTGCGTCTCCGATTCTGACGGCTTGCTCAATCTGTCATGCGGACACCGAAAACGCCATTGATCCGCTGGATGATCCGTTTTGGGCGCGTTGGTGTCAGCCGATGCTGGAAGCCTGTGGCGCGATCGTCGTGCCGCCGATGGAGGGTTGGGCCGCTTCACGCGGTGTTTGGCGTGAGGTCAGTTGGGCGCTCCAGCATGATGTGCCTGTCTATCTGGTTGCCAAGGAAAACCCCGCCGCAGGAGCGGAAGTGCCGACATGAGGATGCACCCTGTGTTTTCAGCTTCAATCGACCGCGCTGTGCCCAGTCTTGAGCAAATTTGGCCGGAATTCGTGACGGGCAAATTTGCCGCTCTGAGCGCGATGAGAGAGGCGGGTGGGGCATGACCCTAGGCCTGACCCAACTCGACAATGCACTGGCAGTGCATTTCCGACCGGAACCATTTAGCAAAATTGCCCATCGCGAGCTAGAAGCATACCCGCTTTCTACGCCGGGGATTTGTTTCAACCCGAGTTGTTCCTGCTCGTTCGATATGTCGCGGAATTGGTCCCTTTATTGCAGTGACGCCTGCCGAAAAGTCGGTGATGCGGAGATGCGCCGGATCGGGCATAAGGCCGCGCCCGCACTGTTGGCATGGCGCATGGGAAAATATGAGAAAGAGGATGAGGCCCTGCGCGCATTGTCGCGAGCTGGACGGAACTATGTCGCGCGGCTCCAGGGCGAATGGTATCGCGACCGAATGGACCGCGTTCAGCGCAGCGGGTGGTCACGGTGACGGTCTTGCGCGCCATAAGCGGGCCGGTCGATTGGGATCATTTGCCGGAGTATCCCATAGATCCGGATCAGCGCTTGGACTCCCATGGCTTCTTGCAATGGGAGTTCCGTCGCTGGATGTCGTCTGACATGCGCTGGAACGGCACCCATGAGTGCAAATCGATGTGGTTTGAGCTGGTCAACATCGCGCATTCCGAAACACCGGTTGGCACGTTGCCATCCGACACCAAACGGCTGGCGAAGATGATCCAGCCCAATGTGGACCGCGACCATTTCGATACGCTTTGTGGTCTGCCTTATGGCCCATTGCATGGTTGGACCCACTGCCGCGTCGGTGATGCTGAAATCCGGCTGCAGCATCCTGTTGTGACGCGGATCGTCATCTCCGCCTTCGCGTCGCGGGCCAACCACGCGGCACGGGTTGAAGCCGCTTCCCTTGCTCGCCGCCTCAAACGGTTGACCGAAGACATCGCCGTCCTTGCGCCGCATTTGGCGAAGGACAGCCGGAAGGTTCGCTACGTGAACGCGGCTATCGATGAGCGTGTTACCGCGCGCGGTGGGGAGCGGCGCACGTCCGAAGACCTGCACCTCGCCATACAAGCTTGCATCGCACATGACCGGGCTGGGGGGTTCCCAAAAACGGACGATGATTAGTGTCCGCTAATGTCCGCTAACGTCTGGTTAGACACTAATGGACATTAGCGGACACTAACGGACATTCGCTGACGGTACGTTAGTGTCCACATCGATAAGGATAATGAAATTAGATAGATAAAGAAAATTACCGCTTCCGCCCAATAGCCACCGCAACGCCATTTGAGACCGGGCAGACACTGAAAAAAGAAGGCGGCATGCCATGGACAGACAGCAACAGGCAGACGGAGAAAAGCGTGTGAAGGCGGTACTGATCGACCCGCTTATGACCGAACGCGCGTTGAAGCGCCCGGCGGGTGTGACGAAGGCGCAGTTCGATGCGATGATCGAGGGGCTGACCAAACGGTTGGCCTATATGACCGAAACCAACCTTGCGGCTTTGTGCGCGCATGTGGCTGCGCGGGCCGAGGGCAAGGCGAAGAACGTTCTCCCCTCGTCGCGGACTATCTTGGAATGGGCGCGGCAAATCCAGCTGCCGCCCGATGATGGATCGCCGCTTGTTCGTGCGGTGTTTGGCCATCGGTTCGGACAGCGGGCGATAGACGAAGGATTTGCGCCGGAATTGCTTGCCTCCATCCTGCGGCGCGAAGGGTTCCCGAATGAGTTCGGCCTCGGCCAGATCGCGAAGGAAGCTGCGGTCTATGTGGATCGGATGGCGCGATTTGAGGATCATCTCGCGGGCGGTGGCAGTTTGGATCACCTCCAGCGCAAATGGTATGAGGAGCGCCGCGCCACAATCGAGCGGTGCAAGACCTATGCTGCCTTGGCCCATGCCGAAAAACAGGCGCGCATCGCGCTGGCCGCCGAACGGGCCGCGCGCGTGGATGCCGAGGTGGAGGCATGAGCATGATGGGCGAGATAACCGCACAGGACATGCAATGGTTTGCCTGCCGGGTGAAGCGCAAGCAGGTTGGCGGCATCAAAACGATACGGATCGGCGGGGAATTCGAGACCTTTCGGGATCGTCAGGGCCGGATGCGAAAGCGGCGCGTGGACGGAACGGGCAAAGCGGTGTTCCTCCCGGAGCACCTGTTGCGACGGGCGGGGTTCGAGGTGTTTTTGCCGGTGAAGAAGGTGCTTCGGCGCAAGAACCGATTTACCCCTGAGAAGGCATTGGTAGCTCAGCCACTGCTTGTCGATTGGCTGTTTGTTGGATGGCCAATTGGGGGGAGCCGCTGGGATCACCTGATGGACTTGGACGTGGTGACTGGTGTGATGGGCACAGGTGGACGCCCGGTGGAAATACCATCAGCCCGCGTGATGCAGCTGATGCGGCAATGGGGTGGCGGGATGCTTTCGCCGGAATGCGAACGCTACTTGAAGTCTGGGGTTGAGTTCAAACCCAACGACCTCGTTCGCGTTATCGCTGGACCGCTTGATGGTGTCCGCCTCCGGGTTGTTGATGTCAGCGGTCCAACGGTGAAGGCCGCGCTGGATATCTTGGGGGGAGAGATTTGTGCACAAATCCGAAGCGACCTCCTGATCGCCGATACGCCAGATGGTGGTAAATGACCCGCCGAATTGTTAAGGGGATTGACGCGTAAATTAAGAACGAGTTAAGGGTGGAATACCACTAATACCAAGTCCCTGACGGAAGCACAGTAAGTGCGATGCAGTTAAACCGAGTAGGTGGGGCACATGCCGATTGGCATGGCGCATTGTGATTTTGGCATATTGAATGCCATTAGATCGCGTACAGGATTACTCCGTCAATTGGCCCGGCTGCAAAGCGCGGGCCTTTTTTATGTTGTCACTGGCTTGATTGGGCAGAGACATCCTCCCTGTTGGACTTGGGCTGGCCATCGCGTGATTGCGAAGGTCAGCCCTTTTTCTTTGCGAGAGAGGGACAAACCCACTTTTGGACACAGGAGAACGATATGAAGACACTGATCTTTACCGGCATTCTGGCGCTCGGTGCGATGATCGCATCCGTCGCGTCTGCCCACCACGCGGACCCGCTGTTTTTTGAAGCTACCCCGGCCTTCGATCTGAGCGTCGATGCCGATCTGATGATCGAATTGGACGCCAAGCACGCGGTGGCAGCAATCCACGCGCCCAAACTCACGACGCCGGACACCAGTCTGCGCTTGATCGATAAAGGCCACACCGTTCCGGCGACCGTCTGGCGCGTCAGTCATCCCGGTGGCGAGCCGGGTTTGCACTGGCAGATCGCGCAGCCCGATGGCATTGCATTCGCTGACGTCGTCCCGCCTGACATCACGCATTGATCCACCACACTCGATTGAAACTTGGCCAGTCCGGGCAACCCGCGACTGGCCTTTTTTGTGAGTGCGGCGGCGTGGAAAGCAGACACGCAAACCTATAGGTTTGGCGTTTACTCATCAGAGACTGTGGGCAAGTGGCCGTACCTTAGCCATGACCATAAAGAAATCGAGACTAAACCGAGTATTCCGGCAAAACTAATGCGCTTAGCCCATTGAAATACTACCAGAGTGAAATTGCTAACCTCCACCCAGGTGCCTCTGTTCTCCCGGATTTGAACAAAACTTCGTCCATCCTCGATCCGCTCTCCAACAATTACGCCACCCAACCATACATGCTCAATGATCGCCGTGATAATTCCCGCCCCAATAGCCAAGAACATAAAAAACACCAAGAGTTTCTGTTGGTTGGTTCTTTTGCTTGAATTTGGCATCAATTCTTTCCGTCAAAACCTTTGAATCTCAGAGCACTGTAAATCCAGTGAGGGGGGCGCGGCAACATTCACCGTACAGTGCGGCGCTGGAGCCCGTTCATCGTGGCTCCACCGAGCGGCCCGCGCTCAACCGAACTCGGGGATGGGTATGCTCAAGATTGGCGACGTTGATGTGAAGAACTTGGCGCGGTTTGAGAACATGCTCGGAGCATTGGGAACGGACGCACCCAAGGCAATGAACAGCGCGATCAATCGCACGGGCAGTATGGCCCGCACGCAGGTCATTCGCAGCCTGTCCAAACAGACTGGCCTGCCACAAAAGACCATCCGCAAGGCGATCAAGGTCAAGCGATCCAGTTGGGACGATCTTCGGTATTCCCTGTCCGCATCGGGCGGGGATGTATCGCTCAAATACTTCAAGCCGCATGAGACGCGGAAAGGCGTGACCGCTTTCGTGCGGGGGCAGCGGCAGCTCTATGAGAACAGCTTCATGAAGGGCGGCAGTTTCAGCCGTGGGCGCGTTGCTCTGAACATGGGTGGGCATGTGTTCCAGCGGATCGGACCGGAACGGCTTGGTATTGAAAAGCTCAAATCCGGTGTCGTGATCCCAGCGGAGATGGTGGACGGCGCGAGTGCTGCGGTGTTCGAAGAAACGGTGACGGAGCATCTGCCACGCCGCTTGGATCACGAGATTGGACGGCTTTTGGGCCTCTAGATCGCCCGCAAATGACTAGGGACCGTACCCCGGATCGGGCGCACGCGGTGCGGATAGCGCCCGAGGGTTCGCCAGTCAGACGGGTTTTTGAAAGCGTGAACTCGGCGGGGCTTTGTGAACTTGTGTGTGAACTCCGGGAAGGGCTGTGAACATGGATGGGGTGCTGGTCACCAAATCGAAGTTTGCCGAGACGCTTGGCGTTGGAAAGTCTGCGGTCAGCAACTGGATTGAGCGGGGGATCATCTCGCCGGACGCTATCGTTGGGGAAGGTCGGAACGCGAAGATCAACCTTGAGGCTGCGCGCGAACAGGTTCGGCGCAACCGGGATATCGGGCAGTCGCTTGGCAATGGGATCGCAACGCGAACCACCGTCAGTCCGGTACACACGACTGCGCCGACGCAGCCAATGGGAAGCGCGGTTTCGACCGAACGCGGCGACGCGGATCCCGATAGGCCGTCGGTAAATCCGGTGCTGCCGCTCGCTGATACTATTGAGGACCAGCTGAAGCGGGCCAAGCTCGAGGAGCAGCTGCGCCGCAACAGGTTGCAAGCGGCAGAAGAAGCGTTGCGCGGTGGCAAGCTGATGTCCGCTGATGACGCCCGCGAACAGATGACGCGCGTGGCAGGCATGATGATGCAGATTTTTGAAGGCGCATTGACGGATTTTGCGGCGGCGCTGGCCTCGCAATTCGATATCCCGCAGCGCGATGCCCTGCATATGCTGAAGAACGAATTTCGCACTGTGCGCAAGACGGCCACGATGAAGCAGCGCGCGCTGGCCAAACAAACACCGACGGAGGTGACCACAGAACTGGAGTTTGATGCCTGATGTTGGATGTCGCGGTGACAAATGCGGAATGGATGCTGCACGACGTGCTGGCGGAGGTGTTCGACCCGCCGCCGCCGGTCGATTATCTGAGCTGGGCGGAGGAGAATATCGAGTTCTCCGAGCGGGAAAGCGAATTCTCCGGGCCGTATAACCGGCAGCGGTTTCGCTATTTTGATGAAATCCTCCGCGCACTCTCCCCCGATGATCAGTGTCGGGTGGTGACCTTGTCGAAGTCGGCGCAGCTCGGCGGGACGGTGCTGGCCAATATCTTCACCGGCGGGTCGATGGACATGGACCCCGGCGATTTCCTCTATGTCCACCCGACAGAGGAGAACGCCCGGCGCTGGTCGAAGATGAAGCTGCAGCCGATGCTGAAAGGCACCTCGGCACTGCGCCGCATCTTCCCGATGAAGGCGCGGGATGGACAGGACTCGGTTTTCTACAAGGAGCGCCGGGACGGGCGCGGGGCCATTCTGATCTCCGGCGCGAATTCGCCAGCCTCGCTCAGTCAGGTGTCGATGTCCCGGCAGGTTCAGGATGACCTTGCCAAATGGGACATGAACAGCGCGGGCGATCCGGAAAACCAAGCGGATAGCCGCAGCCAAGGGCGCGAGTTCGCCAAGATATTTAAGATATCGACGCCCATGGTCATTCCGGGGTGCCGGATCACCAACAACTTTGAGGCAGGATCGCAGGAGTTCCCCTACATCCCCTGTCCGCATTGCGGATACATGCAGGTGCTGGACTGGGAGAATATGCTGCAAAATCTGGATGAGGAGCATCCGGAGCGCGCGCATTTCATATGCCAAGGTCCGGACTGCGGCTGCGCGATTGAGGATCATCACCGGATGGAGATCATTCCGCGTGTGGAATGGCGAGCCTCCAACCCGAAACAGAAGCGGTATCACCGCTCCTTCTATCTGTGGTCTGCCTATTCGCCACTGCAATCCTTTGAGCGGATTGCCCGGTCATGGCTGGCCGCGAAAGGTGATCCGCCGAAAGAGCAGACCTTCTGGAATGACGTGGTCGGCAAAGCCTATCGCGTCTTGGGCGAAGCGCCGCCTTGGGAGGACATCCGGGATCGCGCAGCGGACTCGGATTATGCCCATGGCACGATCCCGGCAGGCTTTCCGATGCTGACCTGCGGCGTTGATTGCCAAGGGGATAGGGTGGAATGGCAGCTGGTCGCATGGGGGCAGAACAAGCGCCGGGCGATTGTCGAATATGGCGTGTTCAACGGACATATCTCCGATGAGCAATGCCAGGCGAAGCTGAATGGCCTGATGAAACAGGGCTTTCGCAACGCCTATGGCCGCAAGATCGAGATCGACATGCTGGCCATCGACGGCAACGCGTATACCGAAGACGTCTGGGATTGGGCGCGCAAGCATCCGTCCTCGCGAGTGATCATGGTGCGCGGGGTGCATCCGGAAGGGGCACCGCTGCTGGCGCAGGTGAAGAAAGAGCGCAACCGGCGCGGCAAGATCGTGCGTTACTCCAAGCGGTTCTTCAACTTCGCCTCATCGGTGTTGAAGATGGGCCTTTATCGGAACCTGAAGAAAACAGATCCCGAAGAGCGCGGCTTTATCGCGCTGCCAAAGGGGCTCGATGATGAGTTCTATCGCCAGCTCACAGCGGAAAGCCGCAAGGCGCAGAAAGCGAAATCCGGCTTCACCCGGTATCTGTGGGTCAAAGACCCCAACCAGAACAACGAAGGCTTGGACACGCATCTTCAGGCGGAAGCCGCGGCCATTCGGCTTGGGGTCAGGAACCTGCCCGATAGTGAGTGGGACCGCCTGATGGCGGAGCGCGAATGTCCGCCCGAAGATGTGCAGGCCGATTTTGAAGACCTGCTGATGGCAACGCGGCCAACCGAAACCAGCGCAGGCGACGCGGAACAAAGCAATGGCGCGTCAGCACCCTCGACCCGGTCACCGTCGCGGTCAAAGTGGAGAAACAGAACACGATGAGCGGGCTGATCAAACCGGACGGAACGCCTTTGCGGGCTGCAAGTCCCACGCGCGGGATGACGGCGCGCTATCTGCGGGACACGCCGAGCGGCGTCGTCGCCTCGCGGATCGCGCCGCTGACCAGCCATCGGGATGACATTCGTTATTCGTGGCGGCGGGCGGCGGGACTGGCGATGGACCTGATCCAGAATTCCGGGCGACTGAAAGGGGCGACGGATCAGGTGGTCGCGGACACGGTCGGGGTCGGATTGACGTTGTCGCCCGATCCCGACCTGACGGGCCTATCCTATGATGAGAAGGAAAAGGCGGACTGGATCAGGATCGTGAAACGGCGCTGGACGGCCTATTCCCGGAACGCTCGCGAATGCGACATGCGAGGCAAGCTCACGATCCCGCAGATGGTCGATATCGGGCTGCGGTGGTACATCGCCTATGGGGAAGTGACGGGGGTTTTTGACTTTTTTGCTGCGGATCGGCGCGCAAAATACGGGCTGGGCACGGGCACGAAACTGCGGCTCTATCCGCCCAGCCGGTTGGTGCAGGATACAAGCCAGCATGAAGGTTTGTTCCAAGGCGTGCGGCATGACGAGAATGGCCGCGCCGTATCTTATCGGTTTGAAACTGCGGTCAGCGGGCTGAAGCAGAAGCGGGATTATGCAGCTTTTGATGCCGATGGGCGGCCCTTGGTGATGCATATCTTCGATCCCATCGACTCGGAGGATGTGCGGGGGATTTCGCAATTGGCCCCTGCGTTTCGCAAACATATTCAGGCAGAGATGCTGGATGATGCGACGCTGCAAATGGCGATCTTGCAAACGGTCTTTGCCATCACCCTGACCAGCGATGCGCCCAGTCAGGATGCCTATGAGGCGCTGGAAGTGTTGCGCGATGTCGGCGGTGAGGACGGCATCGGTTACGGAAAGGAGTATCTCGATTTTCTGGGCGCGAAACTGGATCGCGCGGCGGCGACCCGGATTTCCGTGGGTGGAGATCCGCAAGTGTCCCATCTTGGCCCTGGCGAAAAGCTCACGCTGGAAACCGCCAACGTGCCGGGCAAGGATTTCGTGCCTTTCTCCAACAGTCTGGCGCGGGACACGGCGCGGGCGATTGGATGTTCTTATGGGGGGCTGACGATGGACTACACGGACGCCACCTATGCCAGCGTGCGGATGGAGGGCGCATCGCTTTGGCCCGTGGTCACCCGCCGTCGGGAGCGGATCGCGGCCCCGATGTGCCAGATGATCTATGCCAATTGGCTCGATGAGGAGATCGGCGAGGGCCGCATCCCCTTCAAGGGTGGCTACCGCGCGTTTCGGGCCAATCGGGCGAGCGTGTGCCTTGCCAATTGGCAGGGACCAGCGAAGCCCACGGCGGATGACCAAAAGTCCGCCCGCGCCTCGACGGAGCGGCTGCAGAACGGCACCAGCTCGATTGCCATTGAGACGGGCGATCTGGGCGTGGATGCGGATGCGCTGTTTGAAGAGCGCCACCGCGAACACCAGCGCTATGTGGAGGCTGGGATGCAATCGCCCTACGCGCCACGTTCAGAGCCGCAGGTGATTGAGACGGAGCCAGCGCCATGACCACGATGAAGGTTGGGCAGGACATCGTCCAAATGGATGATCCCTTTGCGATGGCGGCGGCGCTGCAAAAGGTCCGCATTCGTCTGAGCGCGGGTCAGCTTCGGGAAACCGTGCGGATGGACGGCGAAGAAGTGACCTTCCAGCGGGCGCGGCTTGATGACCTGAAGGCCCTGATTGCCGAATACGAAGGGAAGTGCCGCCGCAAAACCGGCGGCGCGTCCCGCACACGATACGCGAAGCGGTTCCGCTTCACCGGATAATTCCAAAAATCAGGAGACACCGATGGCAGTGATTGTCGAGGACGGTCGGCTCACGCTGACCGGGTATGTTGGCGAGTCCACGCTGGAGATTGACGGCTGGGTCATCTTTGACGGGTTCACCCATGCCGAGGTTGTTGCGGCCTTGGGCGAGATCGGACCGGATGCCGATGTGACCGTTCATATCAACAGCGGTGGCGGGATCGCAACCGAGGGCACGGCAATCCGCTCGGCGCTGGCGGATCGGGACGGGCGCACGGATGTGGTCGTGGACGGGATCGCGGCATCGGCAGCGTCCCTGATTGCGATGGCGGGCGACACGGTCAGCATGTCGCTTGGCTCGCTTTTGATGATCCATGACCCATCGGGCTTCACCTGGGGCACGGTCGAGGATCACGAAAAGACGATCAAGGGCCTCAACAGCCTCGGCAACACCTATGCCCGCGTCTATGCGCGCAAGTCCGGCAAGACCGATGAAGACTGCCGCGCAATCATGCGCGCCGAGACGTGGTTCACGCCCGATGAGGCGGTGGCGGCGGGCTTCGCCGATGAAGAGCTGGATGGCGAGGCTGTCGCCGTCTCCGCCTTCCCCTACCAGCAATATGAGCGCGCACCGGGTGAACTGGTGGCACTTGCCAAGAACAGCGGCTGGCGCTCCCCGGTGCCGGTCGCGGCACTGACCAAACCCCCGACACCCCCTCAAGCCATCCAGAAGGAGACACCCAAAATGGCTCAAAACCCAAAAGCGACGGGGGCCACGACATCCCCCGCCGCCCCCGAACAACCCGAGGCCGCGATCACGGCTGCGGACGTGAAAGCGCGGATCAAGGCGATCACAGGCGATGAGGCTGCGAAAGGGTTTGAGACCCTTGCAAATCATTTCGCCTTTGACACCGAGATGCCTGCTGAAGAGGCCATCGCTGCGCTGAAGGCCGCAGCGGCAGACGCGCCCGGCGCAGGCCAGACCGATGTCGCTGATCCCGCTGGGTATCAGGCCAGCCGGTCGGCAGCGGCGGATCTCGCGAACCCCGCGACGGGCGGCACCGCGAAGCCCAAAGCATCCATCAACACGGCAGGCATCTACGCCGCGCGCCGCACATCGCAGGAGGGCTAAGACATGGACCGCACCACCATGCCGACCCGCAACCTCTCGTTTCTTCTGTCCGAAGCCTCCGGTCGGCGCTCGCGCAGCACGGTCACCATCGCGAGTGGCGCGGGCAAGCTTGCCGCCGGAACGGTTCTCGGGCGGATCACCGCGACGGGTGAATTTGTGCCCGCACCCCATGCCGAGGTGATCGACAAGGAAGGGGCCGAAACCGCCACCGCGATCCTTGGCTATTTCGTGGACGCGACCGATCAGGCGGTCGAAGTCACCGTGGTTGACCGCGATGCGGAAGCCAAGCTGCCGATGCTGTCTTTCGATGCCTCGGTTGATGATCAGGCCAAAACCAACGCGAAGCTCGCACAGCTTGACGCTGTCGGCATCCGCGTCCGCTAAGGAGACCGAACCCATGTGGGAAACTGAATTTTCCGTCATCGCGCTGACCGCTGCGCTGAACGATCAGCCTTTCGTCCCCGGCCAGCTGGGCGAGCTTGGCATTTTCGAGGAGGATGGCGTCAACGTCACCACGGTCGATATCGAGGAAGAGAACGGCGTTCTGGACCTCATTGAGCCGACCGAGCGCGGCGCGCCGGGTGTCACCGTCGGCGATGGCAAGCGGACCAAAATCCCGTTCAACCTCGATCACTTTGAGATCAATGACAGCGTCAACGCCGATGAAGTGCAGGGCGTGCGCGCCTTTGGCAGCGAAGATGAATTGGAACCTTTGCAAGCGCGGGTGGATGCAAAGCTTGCCCAACATGCCCGCGCCATCGACAACACGCTGGAGCATGCCCGGATCGGCGCGATCAAGGGGCTTGTGATCTCGAAATCCGGGCGGGTGCTGCACAACCTCTATGACCGGTTCGACATCGCCGTGCCCGCCCCGGTGAACCTCGGGATCGGCGCGGGGGATGTGGCAAATCTGGGGGAGGTGCTCGATGGCGTGACCCATTCCGTCGAAGACGATCTCGACATGGATTATGACCATCTGCATGTCCTGACGGGGCGCAGCTTCCATTCAAAGATGTGGATGCAAAAGGTCGTCCGGGAAACCTTCCTCAATACCAATGCTGCCGAGGTGCTGCGGCGCGGTGTGCCGCGTATCTTTGAATTTGGCGACATGGTGTTTGAACGCTACCGGACGGGTCGCCGGGCAAAGGCTGCGAACGGGGCCTCGGCTTATATCGCGGATGATGAGGCGCGGCTTTTCCCGGTGGGTGTGCCGGGCATGTATCTGACGCGGTTTGGCCCTGCCGATTATGAGGAGACCGTCAACACTATCGGTCTGCCGCGCTATGCAAGGCAATATCCCATGGCCAATGGCAAGGGGCGGCACCTCGACTCGCAATCGAACTGGATCAACCTCGCGACCCGCCCGGCGGCGTTGCGGCGTCTGACCATCGCCAACCCGTAAGGCGGCGCAATGACGTGACGGCCCGGCACAGCCTGCCGGGCCGGTAATGGCATCGCCAAGCGCCCGGATCGGCGTCTTGGAGCTCAATCAAGCATGGAGCCGCATATGGCACAGAAGAAAAAGAAATGGGTCGCCTTTCGCACGAACACGACCGTCCCGGCGGAGGTGATCGGCAAAACATCCAACGAAAAAATGCAAGCCGGACAGCCCGTCCTGTTGCCCGAGACATATGCGGATCATGTGATCCATGAAGGCTTTGCGGTCGCCTGTGATGCGCCAAAGAAAGCCGAGGTGGCGGACAAGGTGGTAGAGCCGCAGATAACGCCGCCCGCACAGGAGGAGCCGTCTGGTCAGACGACAACGCCCGGCACCGATGCAGCGGATAAGGAGCCGACAGCGGCACTTGATCTCGCACCGCCCGCCGCGTCCGCCACCTGATGGACCGTGCGTTGCGAGACGAGCTGGTCGGCGAGGTGGATGAGATTTGGGCTGAGCAGGTCCGCCATTTGCCGATGCGAGGGGCCGCACCAGACCCGGAGCGCGCGCCATTGGAACTGGTGGCACTGATCCGGACCGGCGTGCGGGACATTGAGCAGGTCAGCTTTGGGCGGTCCAATGCCGCCCGCTCCGGCCTCGCGTCCTCGGGCGGGTTTCTGCGCTTGGACCGCACCGCCTATCCCGACCTCGCGCTTCGAAAGGGCGACAAGGTTGTTGCGTTGGATCGCGAGGGCGCGCCGGTTTTTGAAATCATGCAGGTCGATGATCGCTCTCACCTGCGCCTGATCTGCGATCTGGGAGATGCAAACTGATGTCGCTGACAATGATGGCATTGCGGATCGCGGCTGTTCAGGCGCTGAAGGCTGGTGGCACGCTGGTTGGGGAGAATGTGCTCGACAGCCAAATCTCCGCCATCGATCAGACCACGAACGGCCAGCTGCGCAGCGATCAGCAAAAGCCGTTCATCGCGGTCTATACCGATGCGGCGCGGGCACAGGATTTGAGCCAGACCGGGCTGCGCACCAATGGGCGGGTGGAGATCGTGTTCAATTGCGGTGTGGCGCTCACCATGGCGCAGACGAACAAAAACACTGGGGCTGCTGAGATCATCGAAGGCTTCCCGGCCACCGATGCCAATTTTGAAGCGATCTTGGATGTGCTGGAGGTGCAGATCGGGCGCACGCTCACGGACCCGGATAATGCGTGGTCTCAGGTCTTTGCCGGGTTCATCAAGGGCTATGTGTCAAAAGATCATGTGCGCTCCAGCAGTGCTGCGGAGAATGTGCGCCTTGCCGCTGGTCAAACGAAGCTGACCGTGGATGTGTTCGCCGATCCCATTCAGGATCAGGCCTTGAGTGAGACCGGTCCGTGGCGGCGCTTTCTGGCGTTGCTGTCGGATCAGGACGCGGCGAAGGCGGAGCGTTTCAGCGCGCTTCTGGGGCAACCCGGCGCGAGCCTTTATCCCGCGTTCGAGCGTCTCATGGGCATGGCCTCCTCTGACGCACGGGCGCTGAAACTCTATTCCTTTGACGGCCTGCCGCTCGATCTGTCGGTGACAGGCGTCACGCTTGACGGGGCATGAGCATGTCGCTGGAGCAAATCATCGACGCGCTGCAATACCGGATCGCCGAGTTGGAACGGCGCGCTGCTGCAAGCATTCGGATCGGGGTCGTTAGGGAGGTCGATGCCAGCCGGGGTTTGGCGCGGGTGAAACTCTCCGGGGGGGCGGCGGCGTTCCTGACCGGACCGATCCCATGGGTTGAGCAATCGGCAGGGGCCAACCGGACCCATATCCCTTTGTCGGTCGGACAGCAGGTCGTGATCGTCTCAGAGACCGGGGATCTGCATGACGCGGTGATCATCGGCAGCCTCAATTCGGCAGCGAACGCCCGCCCGTCGCAAGCGCCGGATGCCTATGTGATCGCCTCTGTTGGACCTGCCTCGGTGACGGTGAAGGATGGAGGGAATGAGATGGAGTTTCGGGTGGGCACGACCTCCCTCACGCTGCGGGGGGATCACGCGCACCTCGTGGCGGACCGGATCGACCTGAACTGATGCCCGCCGTCACGCGCGCAGGCGATGCCTGCACCGGCCACGGGCCATGGCCGCCACGGGCGAGCACCGGGGGGAGCGGCGATGTGTTCGTCAACGCCATGCCTGCCCACCGGTTGGGCGATGCTTGGGCGGTGCATTGCGATCCGACACCCATTTGCCACGGGGGCGCGCTCGCCAGCGGTTCGGCCACCGTCTTTGTCAACGGGCGCGCGCTTGGGCGTGTCGGTGACCCGGTGAGTTGTGGATCCAGCGTGGCAGGCGGGTCCGGCGATGTGTTCGCCGGGGGATAATCAAAATCGAATGGAGAATGAGATGAGCAAATCGACCGAAACTCAGGACTATGAAGTCATCATCGCGCGTGAAATCGGCGGGGTGTCGCGGCCCGTGGGGGCGTGCCTTGCGATGACCCCGGCCCAGGCGAAATACTACCTGCCACCCTACGGGACGGGCCTAAAGTTGAAACCTTCCGGTGGCCAACGGGCGGCGAAGGTGCCTGCCTCCGACACCACCGCAGAAGACTGATCCGCGATGGACCTCGATCCCGAAACCGGTGCGGCCATCGAGGGCTGGCCGCATGTCGCGCAAAGCCTCCAGACCATTTTGGGCACACGGATCAACACCCGCGTCTTTCGGCGGGAGTTCGGGTCCGATGTGCCAGCCTTGGTCGATGCGCCGATGAATGATGAGAACCTGCTCGCGCTCTATGTTGCAGTGGCTGAGGCGATTGATCGCTGGGAGCCGCGCTTTGATGTGACCAATGTCGGGATCTCGGGCTCGGCATCGGGCGCGATCACTATGACCCTTCAGGGCAGCTATCGCCCCGATGCCCATCTGACCGACACGACCCATGTTTCGGACAGCGTCCAAACCATCCGCGTCACGCGTGACCGGGTCGACAATTGGAGCCTCGCCGCATGACCCGATTTGCAGCTCTTGATTTGGCAGCGCTTCCCGACTTGCCGGTCCTCCGCCCGTTGGATTTCGATGCGGTGCTCGAAGCCCGGCTCGCGGAACTTGAGGCCCACCTGTCGGACGTGTTCAATCCGGAAAAGGCCGCCTCCATCATGGCGCTCGCCCGAAACATCGCATCAAGCCCGACGCGGTATCTCTCTGAAGCGGCTGCCGCCCGCGAGCTATACATGGAGAACCGGATCAACGAAGCGGTCCGGTCTGTTTTCCTGTCGATGGCGCGGGGCGCGGCGCTTGATCACATCGGGGCGGGGCGCGGGGTGGTGCGCAAGGTGCTTGATCACAGCGATCCCGACGCGCCGGTCTATGAGGCGGATGACGCGTTTCGCGCGCGGATCCAGCTGGTGATCGAAGCGTGGTCGCCCCATGGGACCGAAGGCTCCTATGTCTATTGGGCGCTCGATGCGGATGACCTTGTGGTCGATGTGGCGGTCTATGGTCCAAATCACGGGATCGACCCTCCGATCCCGCCTGCCGAGCCGAAGATGGTGATCCTGTCGCGCGAAGGCGACGGGACGGCCAGCGAATACCTGCTCGCGCGGGTCTTTCAGCATTGCGCGGCGGACACGCGCCGCCCGGTGGCCGACAAGCTGTCTGTCGTCTCTGCGGTCCCGGTAGCCTACAGCATCGAAGCGGTTTTGCATGTGACCTCCCCCGAGGCCGCATCGGCAGTGCTGGCGGCGGCAGAAGCCTCCGCTGCGGCCTTCATCAACAGCCGCATCCGGATCGGGCGGAAGCTCTATCGCACGTCAATCGCGGCGGCGCTGAATGTGCAGGGTGTTGTCGATGTCGAGTTGATATCGCCCGCTGCCGATCTCGACATCGGACCTTTTGAAGCGGCCCATTGCACGGACATGACCCTATCCATCCAGACCATCACCGGAGGCTGGCGTGACATTTGATCCGCATAAATCACTGCTCCCGGTGACCGCACCCCCCTTGGCCAAGGCGCTGGATATTCTGGAAGAGCGGCTCTTTGCGCTGCCGGTCGAGATGATCTCGAAAGACCCGGAGACGGCGGATGTTGCACTTCTGGATCATCTGGCGTGGGAGAACTCGGTTGATGTGTGGGATGCCAATTGGCCGGAGGAGATCAAGCGCAACGTGATCGCGGCCTCCGCCGAGTTGCACCGCCATAAGGGCACGCCTTTCGCGATCAAGCGTGCGCTCGCGGCGCTCGATGTGCGGGCAGAGCTTCTTGAATGGTTCGATGATCCGGCGTCGCTGGCCCCCGGCACGTTTCGCGTGACGGCCTACGTGGGCCGGTCGCTGTCGGGGGCGCAGGAGATCTTCATTGATGACCTGATGGTTCGCACCATCCTCGCAGTGATCGAGCGATCCGCACCTGTGTCGCGGGGTTTTGACCTGACGGTGGGGGCCGCGCTGAAATCCACGACGCGCTTGGGCCTGCATGCGAGCACGATCCAATCGCGGACGGCGCGCATGTCGGTCGTGCAAGCGGATGCGACCTTGCCGGTCACAACGGGCCTCGGCCTTGGCGCATCGGCGCTGACGATCACCACAACGCGATTGACCTAGTTCGGAGGGCGCTATGCCAGACATCTTCACCCCAGTCGTCACCGAGGCTGGGTTCAACGCCGCCTTGGCCGCTGAAACCGGAGGGTTTTCCGTCGATGTCACCCATGTGGCGGTTGGCAGTTCAGGCTATGCTGTGGCCACCAATCAGGTGGGCCGCGCCACGCAACTCGGGTTGGTGGCCGAAGAACAGCGGGTCGCCATTCAGGATGCGCGCGACATTGGCAATGGGCAGACCGACATCTCCTTCGTGATCGATGGGCCGGGCAGTTACTACATCCGCGAAATCGGCTTCTTCCTCGCCGATGGTACGCTCTTCGCCGTGGCCTCGGATCCGGTGACGGCGCTGATGTGGAAATCGGACGTCTCGCGCGCGGCCATCGCCTTGGAACTGGTGTTTGAGGCGGTCAATTCGAGTGCCATCCAGATCGTCGCGGCGGGCCCGGACCTCACACTTTTGATGACGCGCGAGATCGCGACCGTCTCAGCAATCGCGATGCGCAACGCATTGGAAAACCTGCGACTTGCCGACCGCATTCGCACAATCACGGGAGAGTATTGATGGCGGAAACAACTCACGACGCGCTCTTGCGGCAAACGGCGGCTGCCGAAGAGCTGCTGGCGTATTTTCAAGGGCAGCGCGCTGACCTGCAGGCCGATATCGCCACCGCGCAGGCGGGCTATGGGGCGCTCACTTCGGACCTGGAAGCGGTTGTCACTGCACGTATGTCCGTGTCGATCACCTTCGATCCCGCAGCACCCGCCGCCGATTTGGTGGATGGCGGAGTGTTTCGGACATGGGCTGAGTTCCTGACGTTTGTGAACGCGCTTCCGGAACTGAGCTATATCGAATGCCGTCTGGCAGATGGCGAAACGCTCGATATCACGTCGCAATATCATGGTCACATCTATGGCCCGCGCCGCTTTTATTTCCGTGCCGTCACGGGTGGCCTTGCTGCGGTGGATCGACCGACGCTTCGTTCCATGTGCTATGACGGGGTGGGCTTCAATCAATGGTACAGCATTGCTTGGGGGCGTGGCGGATCGTTTGCTTTTGATGGGGTGAACCTCTCCTTTGCGCCGGAGTTGAACGGGGCACTCTCCGCGAGCACGTCGAATGTGTTCTTCAACAGCCAATGGGCACCGATTTCCCTGATCAACTCGAAAGTGAGCGGGGCTGCTGACAACATCCTCGTGCGCGCGGTCGGGGGCGCAATGGTGGACCTGAGCCTGCAAAACGTTGAGTTGGACGGCCTGATTGGCGTTGAGCATTACAACGGTTCGGAGGGGCTGGCGCTGATCACCGAACGTATCACGACGCTGTCGAATGGCGCAGTCCTCCATTCCCCATCGTTCACTCTCGGCACCAACCTCCTGAAAGGATAAATCATGCGATTGGACCTCGATCTTGGGGGCGGCACGCGCGTCACCTCAATCACCCGGCAGGAAGCCGAAGCGCGTGGGATCGCCGAGGCAACGATTGCCTCCGCCGAAACTGCCATTCATGCGGCACAAGTGTCCGCTGAGTGCCGTCGGCGCATCTATGCTGTGGCATCTGCCGAGACGCAGATGAACATGGCCGCCGCTGCCGCCGTGATCTCCGCCAAGACTGCATCGCAACGGTCAGCGGCAGAGGCTGACATCCTGACCGGGCTTGAGGTGGCCATCGGATGGGTGGCGGCGATGCGTGCGAATGTTGTCACTCTCGCCGCCGATCCAGCGCTCAACATCACCGATGACGCCAATTGGCCATCCGTTCCGCCCGCCGCTGTGGCGGTCGCGGAACAGTTCTAGCCGACCCCACCACATCATCTGCCTGCCACATCTGGCGCGCAACCGACGGGCGTAAGCCTCACATCTCTCCCGGCAGTGTCTGCCGGGTTTTCTTTTGGCAAAGGAGAAAGCCATGAGTTTTGCAAGTTTCCACCACGGCACGCGTCTGGCGGAGTCCAATGAAACGCCCGTCCTCGTTCAGGTGGCCCAGACCGCCGTTGTGGGGCTTTTGGGCACCGCGCCCGATGCGGACCCGGCCAAGTTTCCGATCAACACGCCGGTGCTGCTGCAAGGCACGCCGACCGATGCGGCGGGCCTCGGCGACACGGGCACGCTGAAAGACGCGGTCGATGATGTGTTCGATCAGATCGGGGCATACACCATCGTCATCCGCGTCGAAGAAGGGGCTAACGCCGCCGCGACCCTGTCCAACCTCGTGGGCGATGCCACCTTGCTGACCGGCGTGCACGCGCTGAAAAAGGCCGAAGCGCAGCTTGGTATCAAGCCCCGGCTGATCGCCATTCCCGGCTTTACGAGCGGTGACGGTGTGACCGCCAACCCGGTGGTGGCGGAACTGATCGGGGTGCTGGACCAGCTGAAGGCCGTGGCCTTTGTTGATGGCCCGGACACGAGCGATGCAGATGCCATTGCCTATCGTGACCTGATTGGCTCGCAGCGTGTCTATGTCGTGGACCCCAAGGTGCTGGTCTGGGATACCGCCACCAGCGCCTATGTCGCGCGTCCGGCCTCGGCGCGCTTTGCGGGCGTGCAGGCCCGTGTCGATACCGAGTTGGGCTTCTGGCATTCGCTGTCGAACAAGGTGATCAACGGCATCGGTGGCGCGTCGCGCACCGTCACCTATGGGCTGCAAGCGAACTACCTCAACGAAAACCATGTGGGCACGATCATCAATATCGGCTCCGGCTTCATCACCTGGGGCAACCGGGCCGCGACCACGGATGACCTTTGGGTGTTTTTGTCGGTGCGCCGGACGGCGGATTTCATCAACGAGGCGATTGAGAAGGCGTATCTTGAGTTTGTCGACAAACCCTTCTCGGCGGGCAATCTGAAGCTGATGCTGGAAAGCGGCAATGCCGCAATGCGGACCTTCAAAGCGTCGGGCGCGATCATTGGTGGGCGGGTCTGGATCGATGAGACCTTGAACGAGCCGACCCAGATGGCGGCGGGCAAGATCACCCTATCCATGGAATTCGAGCCGCCCGCGCCGATGGAGGACATCCGCTTCATCGCGCATCGCAACATCCAGTATTATCTGGAATTGACCAAGGACGCGCTCGCCGCCGCCGCATAGGCCCACCCCCCGGACCCCATTGAGAGGCGAATGCACGGGCAGTGCATTCGGACCCTGATCCTGCGCTGACAAGGAGATACAGCCATGAAATCCACACCCGCCTATATCCTGCGCAATTGCGCCCTGTGGGCTGCCGAAGATCTGAAGGTCGGCCAGTTTTCCGAGGTGACCATCTCGCTGCCGAAAGAGAAGACGGAGAGCTTTCGCAACGGGGGCATGATCAAGGACCGCAAGGCCGCGATGGGCTATGAGCATGATGACCTCGAGTTCACCATGACCGCGCTCGATCCGGCCACGCTGAAACTGATGACCGGTAAGCCCGGTGTTGAGCACGCGTTCATGATCACTGGCGCGTTGGTCGATGAAGACGGGGAGACCCACAGCGCTGTCCATTATGTGCGCGGTCGGCTGATCAGCGCTGATGCCGGAAATTGGAAGCCGGGCGACAAGGCCGAGATGAAATGCACCGTGGTGCAGCACTACGCCAAGTTGGAGATCGACGGCACCGAAGTGTTCGAGATCGACGATTTCGAGTTCTCCGTTGGCGGCGTCAGCCAGACCGGCGACATCCGCTCCGCGCTCTTGCTCTGAGGACAGACCCCATGGATTTGCCGATCACGATTTCCCTCAAACGCCCGATCACCGTCGATGGCAAGACCATCGACAGCCTCACCTTCGATGAGCCGACAATTGGCGCGCAGATCGACTACGCCGAATTGGAGGATGAATTGGGGCTGGCGGAGATGCGCCATGCCCTGGCGAACGCGGGTGCCAGCGATACCGGGCCGGACGGGATCCCCGCCAGTGTCAGCATGCGCGTCACGCAATTCTGGATCGAGGCGCTCGCGGGTCTTCCCAAAGGGGCCGCGCGCGGGATCAAAGCCTCTGATCAGATGGCGGTGAACACCGCGGTGGATGCCGTGCTGTCCGTTCAGGCTGCTGGATCTGATGAGGCCCCAGAGGTGGGAAACGAAAGCCCGGCGCTCTAGCGCAAAACTTGCGCTTTGCGGTCGGGTTCGTCGCGAAGGTGTTGTCGACGCCGGTGCCCGTGGTGCTTGCCATGCGGTGCCGGGAGTTTCAGCGCTGGCATAAGACGGCTTTGGAGATTTGGGAGGCAACGCGCCTCAAATTTGACGAGGGTTAGTCGTCCGCGAGTGGGCGCTGAAACGCGTTCAACGCCTCACGGCGCAACGCTCGGCTTGGCCCGCTCTGATGGGTCGCGGCCCGATAGGCGAGCCACAGCACAGCAGCAAACAGAACCCCGCCCCACATGCCACCCGCGACAAACCCAACAAGGATCGCCGCTGCCACGGCTGCGGTGAGCATCACAATCGCAAAGATCATCGAGAAAATGTCCATGCGCAAAACATAGGCATTTTTGACCCCAAAAACAATGTGAGCGCCCCGCCCATGGCAACCAAACGCATCGAAACGCAACTGATCATCAAGGCGGTCGATCAGTATTCGCGGACCCTCAACAGCATGCGGGCTGTGACCGGGCGATTTGCGGAGACTGTCCGGGGGCAGATGGGCCAGCTTCAGAGCCTGCGCGGGCCGCTTCGTCTGATCGAGGATTTCAACCGACAGCGGCAGGTCGTCACCAGATCGGGTCATGCGCTCGAGGCCAGCCGGGAGCGGGTCCGCCAGCTTATGGCGACCATCCGGGCAACCCGAAACCCGACCGCGCAAATGCGCGCTGAATTGGAGCGCGCCCGCGCCGCGTCCGACCGGTTGGAGCAGCAACACCGGCGCAATCGCAGCGCGCTTCATGGGATGCAGGTCGGCCTGCGCGATGCGGGCGTGAACACTGGTGATCTTGCCGGGGAGCAGCGGCGGCTGGCCGCTGCACTCAACACCGCGACCGCGTCCTTTGATCGCCAGATGGAGCGGATGCGGCGCGTGGAGCAGATGCAGGACCGGATCGCGCAGGGCCGTGCGAGAATGGACCAGACCCTCGCGCGGGCGGCAAACCTCAATTTTGTCGGTCAAGCCTCGATCCAGACCGGGCGGCGTCTGCTGGGGGCGATGGCCGCACCCGTGCGGCAGGCGGTCGAATTTGAAAGCGCGATGTCCGATGTGCGCAAGGTGGTGGATTTCGACACGCCGGAAGGTTTTGCACAAATGTCTGAGGACATTCTCGCAATGTCGACGCGCATTCCCATCGCGGCAAGTGGTCTGGCACAGATCGTAGCAGCTGGCGGGCAGTCTGGGATCGCGCGGGAGGAGCTGGCGCATTTTGCCGAGATGGCCGCGAAAATCGGCGTGGCCTTTGACATCTCCGCCGATCACGCGGGCAATTCGATGGCCCGCATCAAGACGGCCATGGGCCTGACCCTTGAAGAGACCGGCGCGCTTTTTGATGCGATGAACCATTTGTCGAACAACTCGGCGGCGCGGGCGGAGCAGACCTTGGACTTCATCAACCGTGCCGGGGCGTCGGGCGCGCAGTTTGGCTTCTCTGAGACCGAAACGCTTGCGATGGGTGCCGCGATGATCGCAGCGGGTGCCGGGGCGGACACGGCAGCGACGTCGTTCCGGAATATGGGGCGTGCGCTCACGCGCGGCGAAAGTGCCACGGACCGGCAGCGCGATGCGCTGGAGCGGCTCGGTTTGGATGCAGCCGAGGTCGCGCGGTCAATGCAGGTGGACGCTGTTGAGACAACGACGGATGTCTTGGCTCGTCTGCGAGCATTGCCCGATCACCTGCGCGCATCGACCATGACCGATCTTTTTGGCGACGAGGCGCGTGAGCTGACAAAGCTCATCAACAACGCGGAGCTTCTGCCGAAGCTGCTTTCGATGGTCGCGGATGAGCGCGACTACCTTGGCAGTGCCGAAGCCGAATACGCCACGCGGTCGGAAACCACGGCAAACAATATCCAGCTGATGCGCAATCAAATGGAGCGGCTTGGTGTCAGCATCGGCGCAGTGGTTTTGCCGCCGCTCAATGATCTTTTGGAACGGTCGCAGGGCATCATTGACCGAATGGTGACATGGACCAAAGAGCACCCGAAGCTGACCAAAGGGTTGCTGGTGGGTGCGGCGGCGGTTGGGGCCTTGGCTGTGGCGGGCGGTGTGCTCCTGACCGCAGCGGCAGGACTGATCGGCACCATGGCCGTGCTGCGCTTTGGGATGGTGGGGCTGGGCGCGCGGGCAGTGTTTGCGGCAGGCGATCTTGCCATGGTGGCAACACGGTTCCGGGCGCTTGGGGCATTGCGCCGGTTCCGGCTTGCGAGGCTGATCACGCCGCTGGCTTGGACCGCCACCTTGCTTCCGCCCATTCGCTGGCGGGCCATGGCCGGGGGCTTGCGCTGGACGTCGCTGATCCGTCCGCTCGCGTGGATCGGCATGGGGGCCTTGCGCTTTATCCCGGTGATCGGATGGGCCGCACTGGCTGGGGAATTGGCCTGGCATCTGCTGATCAAACCGCTTGGCTGGGACAAGTATCTCAGCCTCGACGCTCTGGGTGGCTATATCGATCAAATCAAGCAGTGGTTCACCTTCGATCTGGGGGAGTTGATCAGCTGGCCGGAGCCGCCGCGATGGTTGTCCAACCTGATCTCCGGTGAGGGGGGTGCTATGCCGTCGAGCGCCGGTCGGCTTGAGCGGCGCGCCGGGGGCGGAACCGTCCGGGCCGGGCAACCCTATCTGGTGAATGAGAACACGCCCCGCTCCGAATGGTTCGTGCCGTCGCAATCGGGCGGCATCCTGAATGTGTCGCAGGCGCAGGCTGCGTTCCGGTCGCATCTCTCGCATGGCATGCGCAAGGGTACGGACGCGGCACGGCTGCGCAATGGCGCGCGGGGCGTGCGCGCGGCAAGCGTTGCGGTCCTCGCCGGGTCACTGGCTGCAACACCGGCTGCCGCGCAGGCGGCTTCTGGCCCCGCGTCGGTGAGCATTCAGATCGAGAACTTCTCCGTCCAGGTGCCGTCGGGCGTGTCGGATCCCGATGCCATTGCCGAATTGGTTGCTGACCGGATCGGCGCGCGGGTGGCCGCGACACTTTCGGCCAGCTTTTCGAAATAGGAGGCGATATGTCCGGACCGGTCACATTGGCGCTTGGCCCCTTCATGTTCCGTGCGCACGGGTTTGGCTTTGCGGGCATGGCGCGCAAGCTCGACACCAGCTGGGCGGAAGTTGAGACGGTCGGCCAACTCAATGATCTGCAATGGACTGGCCCCCGGTCTGAGATCGTCACCATCAACGGCGTCTTGTTCCCCAAGGAATTTGGCGGGGCGACCACGTTGGAGGGTGTTCGGCTGGCCGCGAAAAACGGCGTGCCGCTGATGCTGGTCTCTTTGGGCGGCATGGTGATGGGGCGGCATGCGATCCAGAAACTTGATGAGGATCGCAGCTTTCACGACCGGTTCGGCGCGCCCGGACGGAATGCATACACGCTCGAACTCAAACGGATGCAGTCCAGCGTCCTCGATGCGCTGCGAAACGGGGGAATGTGATGGCGGGCATCTACCGCACGAAGGAAGGCGATGCGCTCGACCTGATTTGCCAGCGGGAATACGGCATCGCGGCGGGCGCGGTTGAGCGGGTCTTGGAGGCCAATCCGCATATCGCGGCGACAGCGCACCGGCTGCAAGCAGGCATCGAGATCACCTTGCCTGACCTCAAGGTCCAAACCATCGCGGGCCAACCGGTGAGGCTTTGGGACTGATGGCGCATCCGAGTGTGACAGTGACGGTGGACGGCACGCCCATCACCGGCCCGATCTTGAGCCGTTTGGTGTCGCTCACGATCACGGATCGGGAGGGCATCCAGTCCGACACGGTCGAGATGACCTTCGCCGATGGGCCGCCATTTGTTGCCGCGCCCCGGCGTGGGGCGGTCATGTCTGTGAGCTTCAGCCTCGATGGTTTGGGGGTTTTTGTGGGCGCCTATGTGATCGACCGGGTCGAGTTTGCCTGCATGCCCTACACGATCACGGTGAAGGGGCATTCTGCGGATCTGCGCTCGGCGATGAAGACGAGCAGATCCCGGCATTGGGACGGCGCGTCGGTCCGGTCGGTGGTGGAGGAGATCGCCCGGCAGCATGATCTGGCCGCGCGGATCTCCGATGCGGCGGCGCGCCATGTTTATGATTGGCTCGGCCAGCAGGACGAAGCGGACCTTGCCTTTCTTGACCGCTTGGCGCGGCGGCATGGGGCTTTGTTCACGATAAAGAACCAGACGCTTTTGTGGCTTGAGCGCGGAGCCGGGCGGGGTGTCGATGCGGACCTTCCCATCGTCACGATCCCGGCCTCGGTGATCATCGAAGGATCGTGCCGCTTGTCGGAAACCGATGTGGATCGGTTCGGGACGGTCAAGGCGTTCTGGCAGAACACGGCGGCGGCAGAGCGCGAAGCGGTCGTCGTCCCGGCGGATCCATCGGCGACAGGCGAGCATGTGTTGCGCGAGCCGTTCAGTTCTCGGGCAGAGGCGGAACGGGCAGCACAAGCCGCCGCCCGCGAAATGCAGCGCGGCCTCATTGAGACGTCCTGCGCGATTGTGGGTCGCCCGTCTTTGATGGCCGGGCAGCCTATCACCTATTCCGGCGTGCGCCCCATGGTCGATGGCCGCGTGTTCATCCTTGAGATGGTCCGGCACACGTTCACGAAATCAAGCGGTCTTCGCACTGCATTCACAGGAAAACTGCAGGCTCCGACGTTGGGCTGAGATGGGGTGGTGATGACCGCAAATCCAAAAACCGATGTGGCGCTTTTGGCGGATAAGCTGGCCCATGCCTTGGCCAAGGTGGAGCAGGAGGAGCCATATATCTTCACCCGCTCCGAGGTCGAGACGTTGCAAAGCGTGATCGCCTTTGTCGAGAAACTGAAGGCGCTGCGATGGCTGGGGCGGGGGATATTCTACCTCGTTGTGGCGACGGGCGTTCTGGTCAGCAATTGGGACCGGATCAAAGAGGCGGTGCTCAAATGGTTCGCCTGACGCGCAAGCGCCGCTTCGACATCGCGCTGTTTCTGTTCGCGATCTTCTATGCGGCTCTGATCATCACGCCGGTCAGTTGGTGGTACGAACTGGGCGAGATTGAAGTGATCGACGCGCGCGAAGGCGAGCCGATCCTCATCGTCTATCATGGTGGTGCGACGCGCGAATTCCTTGGCTCCTATTCGGTCGTGGTGCGGGATTTTGCGACGCGCGGGATTGTCTGCGAAGGGCGGTCGGGGCGTTTTGTCTATGAAGTTGGTGCCCCGCGCCCGGATCCGCTGAGCATGGCGTGGTGGGCACCGTCTGACCCGCGCTGCGCGGCATTGCCCGCTGGCACCTATGTCATGGAAACCTGCTGGACGGTTTACAGCCCATTTTGGGGGCTGGTGCCGTCCAAAACCGAATGCCTGCGAAGCCCGGCTTTCACGATCCATCCGAAAGACTAACCACAAAAGGAGGCCATCATGGCTGTTGATCCTGTTCAGGCATCCCTGAACGGGCGCTTCACCTATCGTCCGGATCGCGGCGAAAGCTGGCGCATCCTAACAGGTGAAGACCCGGTCGAGGGCGATTGCGAAGACTACGCGCTGACGCTCATCTGGCTCTATGAGGCGCGATCCATGCTCCGCTTTTGGTGGGGGCTGATCACGTTGAAATATGTGTTGTGGCACTGCACCGGCCCCGGTGGCGGTGGGCATGTGGTGGTCTGGTGTCGCGGTCGCGGCTGGACCGACAATATCCAGCGCAAGATGGTGCCGAATTTGCCGCCGACCTATCGGCGGCGCTTTCCCTACATCCTGCCCACGCTCCTCCTGAAATTCGGCCTGCGCCCGCTCTTGTCCCGGCGCTGATCGCTCAAGGAACATCACCATGTTGGAACGAAACTGGCGCTTTATCGCGTTGCGGTCCTATACCGCGTGGGCGTTTTACACGCTCGCCTTGGTCACCCTCGCTCCGGACCTGATCTTCATCGCATTTGGGATCGATACCAATCCGGCCTTTTGGTCAGGTCTGTCGCTCTGGATCATCGGTTTGGGAATTCTTGGTCGGCTTGTCCTTCAGCCCAACGATGGCGTTCTGCGGCGGCGTATGATCTTGCTGGCCATCATTTTGGCGACGGTCTTCGTCGGATCAAAAGTAGCCGCGCAACCGTCGGAGCGGGACACGCTACGCGTGCTCATCCCTCTCATCATGAAATGGGAAGGGGAGCATCGCTGCGCGGATGATCCGGCCCTGCATTGCGCTTACCTCGACCTCGTCGGCGTCCCGACGATCTGCTTTGGGGAAACGCAAGGCGTGCGCCTCGGGGATCGGGCGACGGATGCGGCCTGTCGGGACATGCTGGAGCATCGCCTCGCCGCCGACTTTCGGGCCGGGCTGCATGGGTATTTCAACGCCACGACGCGCGCCCATCGGCTGACGCCCTACCGGGACGCGGCGTACGTCTCGCTCGCTTACAATGTGGGCATTCGCGGGGCGGGCCGGTCCACGGCAACCCGCCGCCTGAACGCCGGGAATATCGAAGGTGGTTGCCGCGCAATTGGGTGGTGGAACAAGGCCGGTGGTCGGATCGTCCGGGGATTGGTCAATCGCCGGACCGAAGAGGTGGCGCTGTGTTTGCGGGGCCTCTGATCGGGACGCTGCTGCGCGGGGTCTGGACCTTGCTCACAAGCCGGATCGGCCTTGCCGTGATCCTCTGTGGGCTGCTCTGGGCCTTTCACATCCATGACAAGCGGCAGGCCGTCGATGCGGCGCGGGACGGATTTGTCACCGCGTTCGAGCTTGCCGCGACAGAGGCGGAACTCGACGCCATGCGGCGGCGGCTTCTGACCGCAACCGTCGCGAACCAATCCTTGCAAGAAAAGGTGCAAGCAACCGAAGGCGACGCCCTGCGCTTTGCCGCCGAATTGGAGGCATTCAAACGTGATACGGATATCAATCCTCAGTGCCGTGTCGATGACACTGTTCTGCGTCGCCTGCGCGCCAACTGACCGCGACAGGGTAGAGGCCGCAGGCCGGGCGGTTGGGGAGGCGCGGGCGGAAGCGCTCCTGCCGGAGCTCCCGGATGACTGCCGAAAGACGACCCGGATCGGCGCTGTCGCGGGCGACCGCCTCGACGTTGCCCTGCTGCGCGCCGACAACGCCTTGGATCAACAGAACCGCCGCACTCTGCGCTGTGCGGATTGGTACGACGATCTGCAAAACGCGTGGCGCGAATGACGCGCCCGGCACGCTGGCAAGGGCGCGCGGATTGACTGAATAAGCCATCAATTCGCCCAGCCATCTTCGGACAAAAATCGCATGAAAAGAGCAACTTAGAGATATCGACTGTGCGCCCCACCAGAGCGACAAGTGTGGGGAAGCAAGGAGATGAACATGACCAACGCCGCAAAAAACACCCTGACCAACGAAGAGAAATTCGCCCTTGAGGCCATCGCGGGCCAGCACCTCGGCCTCGACACACTGGAAGCGCAAAACAGCGACGACGCGGATTTCTCAGAACAGGCCGTCTGGTCAATCGAAGCCGCGCTGCGCGCCGCTTTTGAGGCCGGTCGCGCCTCCGCGACCTCCTAACGACATACCCCGCCCGAAAGGGCGGTGGTGAAGGTGTGCAAACACCCTCACCACGCAGCATAAGCTCTCACACCAGCTGCGCCGATACCTCACTCAGATCGCATCGCCCGCGCCCCCCAGGAGGGAGCGGGCGTAGTCTAATCTGGGAATCACAATGGATCGTCAACACAAAGTGCCGCCAGCGGCACCCGTCGCCCCGTGGCTGGGCGGCAAGAAAGCCTTGCACCGTCGGATCATCCAGCGGATCGAGGCGATTGATCACTCTGCCTATATCGAGCCGTTTGTCGGCATGGGTGGGGTTTTCCTGCGTCGGACATGGAAACCGCGCACTGAAGTTGCCAATGATCGGAATGGTGACATCACCAATCTGTTCCGAATCTTGCAGCGCCACTATCCCCAATTCCTTCAGATGATGCAGTTTCAGATCACGTCGCGCCGGGAATTTGATCGGCTGCGCGCCTGTGATCCTTCCACGCTGACCGACCTCGAGCGCGCTGCGCGGTTCTTGTACCTGCAGCGTTTGGTTTTCGGAGGGCAAGTCAACAACGTGTTCGGTGTGTCCCCGCAAACGGCACCACGATTCAGCTTGGCCCGATTGGAGCCGCTCTTGGAGGCGGCCCATGCCCGGCTTGATGGTGTCGTTCTTTAAAACCTTGACTGGCGTGAGATGATCGATCGCTATGATTTCAAGGACGCCCTGTTCTACCTCGATCCGCCTTATTGGGGAGGGGAAAACGATTATGGCAAGGGCATCTTCGAGCGGGATCAGTTTGAAGCGATCGCCAACGCGCTGCGCGACCTTAGCGGCAGCTTCATCCTGTCGATCAACGACCGCCAGGAGATCCGCGAAATCTTCGCCGGTTTCCAGTTTGAGGAGTGTCGCCTGACCTACTCCATCGCCCGAGGCGAGGGCGTGGCCGCGAAGGAGCTGCTGATCAGCAATCGGTCAGATAGCACGATGTTGATCTGAGTACCGGGGTGTAAGCTGGACGTCGTAGCGGCAGATGGGTCGCTAAAAGCTGAATAGCGGCCCACGAAAATGCTCACTAAGTCATCTGTTCCGAGTGTGTTCGTTTGGATCTGTGTCAAAATCCAGCTTTCCGGGTCCAACGTTGGAAAACAAGGCAATCAATCCAAAAATTGTCCAGCCCGTAGTGCGTACCTGGACTTGGCGTACAAGATGTGCTAGGAGTTTTAGGTAGGTGACATTGGCGTGGGGAAAATAAGTGTTTCAAGGGGTTACGGAGAATTTCCATCACGAATCCAGTGACGGCGGGAACAACAGCCAGAAGGCCGCCTCGAGCCTCTACACGATGGTCGACCTCTTCGCCGGGTGCGGAGGCCTGTCGATGGGGTTCGAGAACGCGCAGTTTACGCCCGTGTTCGTGAACGAGCTCGATAAGGATGCCATCCAAACCTACCTCAAAAATCGTTACCACGAGCTGGGCGGTGAGAAGTTCGCGGAAAACGCGGACCTACGTTGCAACGACGCCCACGAGCTCCAGGGCGAGCGTCTGGAGCAGCTCGTGTCCGACCTGTCCTCCCTCAAGGAGGCTGATTTCCGGTTCGACACTGCGACCGCAGACAGCGGCGGCGGCAGTACCCTCGACGTGCTGGCCGGTGGCCCACCTTGTCAGGGCTACTCCGGTATCGGCATCCGCCGATCCTACGCGGTTGATCGCAAGGAGATTCCTGCGAATGTCCTTTATGGCCGAATGGCCCAGATCATTCGTCGCCTACGCCCCCGGATTTTTCTTTTCGAGAATGTAAGGGGCCTGTTGAATGCTAAATGGACCCGTGAAGGCGGTGAACCTATTTGGCCAGACGTGAAAGCCGAGTTTCGGAATATACCAGGCTACGAGGTGCGATGGTCACTTGTCTATGCGAAGGACTACGGCGTTCCGCAGAACCGCCCCCGCGTTCTCCTCGTAGGCATCCGAAAAGATATCCTCGATGCCTGCCCGTCCATTGACGCGAACGCCGACCCCGAGGATGCCGTGAAATGCGGCTTCCTGCCCGAAGGTCAACCGGGCACCTTCCCACACTTGAATGACCTACTTGGGGACCTCGTGGACCCCGGCGTGGCGGATACTCTTCGTTCTGGCAAGTTTGCGCCTGGCACCTTTGAGACCACAAGCTATCCCCGCCCTGCCCGCACGGCGATTCAAAAGCACTTGCGGTCGTCGCCCCCTTGGGACCCGAATGGCCAAGTGAGGCTTACGGAGCAGGAATATTCCAAGCACAAGTGGGCGGTGGTCGATAAGTTTGACCATATGCTGACCAACAACGGCGAAATCCCCCAGCACTACCAGACCCGGAAGTTTTCTCAACGGGTGTTGCCACCTCATTGGGGCAACAAGGAACCGCATATGACGGCGACCTCTTTGCCCGACGATTACGTGCATTACTGCCAGCCCCGCATCCTGACAGTGCGGGAATGGGCTCGGCTCCAGCTCTTCCCGGACTGGTACCGTTTCGCCGGTAAGCGCACGACCGGAGGGATCCGTCGCGCAGGAAACCCGCTTGAAGGCATCTACGACCGGGAGGTGCCGAAATACACGCAAATCGGCAATGCCGTGCCGGTGGGACTGGCTCAGAAAGTGGGTGAACACTTCCGAGGCATCCTAGACCAAGCATTGGGCGAGAGGTAG